GCGTGCCATAATATCCCCCTTACTAACTTAATACTGCAGACCGCCTTCTTTCTTTTGTTTGTGTAATCTGCTGCACTTTCTCACCCTTCAAAATCTTGTCACCATCAGATCGTAACACAAGCGGGAATTTTCTATTTCCTTTTGGATGCAGAAAAGGAATTCCGAATTCATTTAAGCTTTTCATCTGATATTTAGGACAAACATATCCAGTTATTAACGCTAATAATTCTGGACTGCAGTATTCATCAAAAAATTCTCTTCCCATATACTCTCCAATAAAAACCGCACATAAAAAGTGCGGTAATTTTCTGTTACAACAAAGACCTTTAACCAAGCTATTTACCACGGCTTGCAAATGTCAGGCACTTCAATAACCATAATTTGCTCTGGTTTTATTCTTTTGTACTTAATCCAATATTTGACAATTTCCAATGCTTCTCCCTCGCTGACCGTTTCCCTAGTCTCTCTAACCATTCCCCACTCATGTCCAAATTGACACTCAATGACAACGTATCTTTTGCCATTTGATACTTGTACGTCCTGTCTAAACATCTTTTACCCCACGAGAGATAAGCCAAATTTTAATTCTGAAGTAAAACTCACATTCTTTCATTCTATCTTCATCGAGTTTCTGTAGTTTTCTTCCTATTAAAATAAAGTAAAAAGATATTAGAACGGTCATAATTAACCGATATAATGTGTCATCTATCATTTTTACTCCCCAAAAGTGCGGTCGTTTTTTACTTAGCGGTCATGACATCAACAACTGGTAATTCATTAACCGAACCGCCAGATTGGATTGAGTGAATAATTCGTTCAGGTGTTTCTTTTACAAAGATAGTGCCATCTTCAAATTGAATAGCTGTGTCATTTTCATCTTTAGTGATGGTTTGAATTTGCTCTACGTTGATGAAAATATCTGATTCATCCGTATTAGTTAGTTTGATAAATTTAGCCATGTGGTTCTCCTACATTTGTGCAGCTCGATTTAATCGGGCCATTGTTTGTTGGTGGATATAAATTTGAGTTTCAAATTCACGAAGTGCGGTCAATTTAGGAATTAATTTTTCGTCATTGATCAATGCGTGGTAGCCATCGATCAGACTTTGAATGCGTTTTTTACCGATTCCTTTGCAGTGTTGATATTTCTCTAATCCAACTAATCGCATATCGGCAAAATCATTACAGCCATTTTTACGAAGGATCGTCCAAGTTGCTTTATCTGAGTAAGCTGCTGGATCTATTTCACGTAATGCGGCCATTCCTTCTTCACGCAATGCTTTAATTTCAAATGGGGTTTTGAGCGTTGTTTCAACTTTCTTCCAGGTTAAAAGTTTTTTGATGTAATCATCTGTAAACTCTTTTTTCTCTGGTGAAGCAATAAGGAAAGGGGAGAGTACGTGCTCTTCGTTTACATCGTTTAAAATGGCATTGATATTGTCATTGACGTAATCTGTCATTTCAGGTGCGGTGAATGCAAATTGATTAGCAAGAGATTGATATTCAAATTTTATATAACCTCTTCTAAGTTGATCACGGCAAATAACGCCAAAAACAAAAGACCATGGACGGGATTTGTTATACATCAGTTCAAAATCTTGTTCAGTGGCCGTTGTTCTGTCTTGTGGAATATTATTTTTTATCCATTCAGTGCCGTCGTTCCCTAATCCAATAACAGAAAGCACAAGAGAGTTGCGACATATTCTGTCGCTCTGCCGTTTTATGTTGGCATTTTTATCGTGCTTTTTACGCGGTTTCTTACTTGTCGCCATAGTTTAAAATCTCAGTTAAGTGTTTAAATTGGGCAAGATATGCTGATTCAGCTTGATGTGGTTGCCAAAAAACAATTGTGATATTTACCAGAGAGACACCGTCCAATTGTGGCCACTCTACAGATGCCGGTTGAAGTAACTGTTCTTTTTCCGTTGCAAGCATAGATAAATCCATAGATTTAATTGCGGGCAATTTTTTATACTCAACATTAAAACACTGGTGGATTGCTAAATTAAAGCGATCTTCAATATTGCGATAAGGCTCACTTAGCAAATGTTTGAGCGGAGTCGGAATATCTTTCAAGTAGGCTTCTGCCGCATCGTGCAGTAGGAAAAGAAATGCAAGCTCAGGCAATCCCATTTCTTCAAAAATATAGCTACCAAGTACACAGTGCTGAGCTACGCTATAAGGTTCAGCAGTTTGACCAATAAAGCGGTTTTCAAAGCTAAGGTTATGCGCAATATCACGAATATCAATTTCGTTAGGATCAGGCTTGATGTAGTCAATGGTATGACCATAATAGGTATTAATGCGGTACATAGATTTTTCTCGTTTTTAATTTAACTTCTTCTTGGTGCATCTTTTGGCACCATTCCGCACGGCTTATGCACCAGTGCTTATTTATCTCTTTTCCAGTTAGCTTTGATGCTTTTTTCCAAAGCGCACAAGCGGATAAATAATTTTTCTTGCGTTCTTCCTTGGCGGCAAGTTCGCTGTTGGTCTTAAAAGGTAGTTTCATTTCTATTCCTTATTAATTTCAGCTTGTTTCATAGATACGTAAGCACGAGCCTGTTTTTCGCCTTCTTCGGTTAGATTCTTTTGATACTCACCGTTTTCAGCAATCCACTGCACTCTCGCTCTTTCACGTTCTAGTGCAGGGCTAGTGTATTCTTTTGCATCTGCCGCTAATGCGGTGAGAATAGCCATTGCGGCAACGATGATTGAACAAACTGTTGCAACAGCGTATGTGGTATTTTTAATTAAGTTTGAGAGTTGATTTGGTTTCATGAGTAGCACCTCATATTGTTGGTGGAATTAGGTAAAAAAATCCCGCAGTGCAAATAAGCTATAAATGGCAACTGCGGGGAATTAACTAAAGAAGAACATATTGTTATGTGCTGTTTCCAGCTAGAGCCGCTCTCACACCACTTGAACAAAGTGTAAAATTAGTGATGTTTCTACTTGAAAGCGGCTTTAGCTGGTGGCTCCAAAGAACCATTAAGGAGCCTTTCTTTATGCTTGTAAGGCTCAAGCTTAGTTTTAGATTTTCATTGTGCCAACACTGACTGAAATGCTTGTTTCTTTTAAAGCAAGTGTGAGTTTATTCGCAAATTCTTGCGCAATAGATTCTTGGATTTGCTCAGCTTTAATCAAACGAGCTACTAGCATTGGCTTATCGCCACCCGTAAGGATTGATAAGCGAAGCGTAAATGCTTGGCTATCTAAACCTTTGTATGTGTGTGTGTTGAACACAAAATATTTCGGTAATTGCAATTTGCTTTTGGCTTCCACGCTTTCCATGGCTGATTTAGATGCTGCAAAATCGCTTACTTCATGCTCTTCATTGCGCGCATAATCGAGTGTGATTTTACGCACAGCTTGAATTGCAGAAGTTAATGAAATTAATTCATCATCATCACTGTAAGCAGAGATGAAATCGCCCCAATCTTCAAGCCATTCAGAAAATTCACGTTGATCACATTTTTTACCTTGGAAATCACACAACGCTTTAAATGCAGAAGTTTTTTCCATATTTAAAAGTGCACGATGGTTAGCGTGAAGCGGTTGTTTGTGAGTACCAATATCAAAGACGATTTCTGCGCCAAGATTTTTTTCATCAATAAAACATTGAGCATTTTCTTGTTGATGCTGTGTGGCATAAGCCGTAAAACTATCAAAGCTATACGTTGAAAATACTGCACGAAATTGATTACGGAATTGATTTTGTGATTCCAACGAATGAATTTCCATGTCACTTGGCAGGATAGCGATTGGATAATCGCTTTTCCCTACGTGAACACTAGATAAAACAAGTTCTTTAAGTTGTTGTAAATTTTCGTTCATTTAAAGCTCCTATGCTGCTTTTACAATTTTTAAAGTGCCATTTGGTGTTGGCTCTGGTTTTTCAGGCGTTGCACAAAGTGCACCACCTTTATGTACGTACATTGGTGTCGCAGTAGTATCCTCTTCGGAAGATTTCCCACGTTTTGTAGGCTTGATATAGCTTAGCTTGTGTTGAATTTGAACGGATGGATTATCGCTATCCATTCTCTTTAACGTAAATTCGACCTTCACTGTGCCTTGCTTATCATTATTTAAAACACCCAATGCAACCTCTGAAAGAGCTGTGGCGAGTTTATTTTCAAAGATCCCTGCGTCAAGCTCTTCAAGAAACTCGTGTACGTTTGTTTTTGCCATTTTTATTTCTCCTATTTAAATAATTGTTGTAATGGTTTTACCATTTCAAAGCACACTTGATATTGATGTCTTAACTTCAAATATGCTTTGAAATAAACCGATCCGTGGGCTTGTTACCATTTCCCCGACCGAACTCGTATCCTCTAAGGGATTGCTTAAAGATATAAACAGCGCTGCCATTGACCTGCCAACCACATCACTTCGGTTAAACACGCAGTACA